CATGGTTGTTTCACTCATTTTTATTTCCTATGTTTCCTCTAGGGGAGGGTACCCACTTTAGAATTGTCTAAAATATGTTCCATCGTTTACTCTTAATATCGCTAGTTTTAGCAATGCCTTCAAGAGTATTGATGAGTTCGTTTATACAAGCTATACGGTTGTATGCTTGTTCTCTAACTTCGTAATCTGTTTGGTTAGAGTTAATAATAGTTTGTAAGTGGTTATCTGTGATTTCTTTAATGACTTCTTGAAAATACTTGTCGTTTAAAAAATTAGCTATTGCTTGTGTTTTATCCGACATTCATATCGCCTTTTTGCATTTCATTAAACTTAGATAATGCCTCTATAATAATTTTAGTTTGATCACCACGAGTTTTTTCTGCATCATTTTCTGCATCTGCTTGCATTTTCATTTCTTGCATTTGTAACTCAAGCTGTTTACGAGCATTTTCTATTTGCATTTGTTCACGTTCTAACTCTAGTTTAGCCATTTCTGTTCTAGACCTGAGGTCAGCTTTTTCACGTTCTACTTGTGCTAATATTTGTGTAGCTTCTACGTTAGCATCTAGTTTAGGTGGAGTAGGTTGTGAGAACTGTTCATTTTGTTCTGGAGTAATTTCGTTCATAAATGCAGTAGCATCTTTAAATCCAGCCATATTAATAAACTTAGCTAATGTATCTCTGTATTGTTTAATAGAGACAAGTGGATTAGAAAGTCCATAACCTTGTATAATTTCTTCTTGTTTAGAAAGAATCATTTGCATAGTAGCAAGTTGCTCTTGACGAGTTCCTGTACCTAAGCCTACGTTAATAGAAACATTGTATTGGTCGTTCCATTCTCTTGGATTAAATGGTACAAATTTGCCATTTAAACGAATCACACGCTCTTTATCTTGATACTTGCATAGTAACTGTAGGATTCCTTTGAAAAGGCTCTTAACGCCTGTTTCTGCAAAGATACGAGCTATTAATTCTAGCTTACCTGCACTTGCTTGTGACATTGCTGACACAGCAGCAGCTGTTACGTTTTGTAATATGTTAGGGTCAATACCATTTTGTGAATCTGATACCCCTGTACGTCTTGCTTGTATGCCATCTAAATACTCTAGCATTGGGAAAGATTGTGATACATTAGATTGAACAATCATAGGCACGATAGCATTAGGATTCTTAATACGAACTACACCACCTGCTGTAGATGTGAGTAAATCATCAAGGTTTACTTGCCCTTCTACTGCACCTACACGATAATTGTTTGTAAGGTAGAGGTTATCTAACATTTGTCTTACAACTGTAGACTTAATAAGCTGTAAGTCTAAGGCTCTGTCTGCTAAAGACTGACCATAGAACTTATGTGGGATAGGAATAGGGCAAATAGAATGGAAAGGTACATAATCACAATCCATATCTTCTAAAATCTCTTGAGAAGCGTATACTACACGCCTTAATTCAGCAATACCGTCATTATTATAGTCAGTTTTGATGTAACATTCGTAAACTTCTATGATTTCCATAGATTCATCTTGTGAACCCATAGAGTTTGGCTCTTCGCCACGAGTATAACGAGCAATTCTTTCAGGACTAAACTCTAATGTATCACCAGCAGCAAGACCTTCTACAATTTTTCTATCAAAACCCATTGCAATCAACTCTGAACGAGTCATTTGTCTACGATGAGCTACAAAAGGTGAGTCTTGTATAGTTTTGGCACGTTTAGATATTAAGAATTCTTCTGGTGGTATGTTTTCTACGACTACTGAACCTTTGTTTACAGTCTTTTTAATTTTAACGTTATGCGTTCTGTTAGTTTGCATCATAGGCATACCAGTCATTAGGTCTACTGCTGGCATCCCCGTCATAGGGTCTATGACTTCTATACTGTTTTCTATAGTTTCTTGACTAATAACTTCTAATTCTTGGTCTTGCATAAGCATAAGGAGTTCATCGTCTGATAAACCTTCATACTTCTCTTTAGTAACGTCTTGTTTGTCATCCCAATAGGCTTTAACTACGCCTGTTTTTTGTAAAAGTGCGTCTTTAAACCAATTATGTAGGATTAAGAAACCATCATTATCTTTATAAAATACCCAGTTACAATATTCTGTAGCTTGTTTAGAAAATGGTTCATCACCATCATTGACTGGTTGAAATTCAACTACGTTATCAGAAGATGTAAATACACGAATAAGTTGTGGGAGTGCACCGTCTACTACTTCTGCTACTTCTCCAGTAACAATAGAAGACTTACCTTCTATTTCATTACCATAAGGCTCACGAAGATAGTACTCTAGTGCTTTTTGTCTTTCGTCTGTAGTATCTGTTTCAATAAACCCTAAGGCATTATCTATTTCAGATTCAATGATCGACTTTAATTTATTTTCATCCATTAAACTATCCATTTAGTATTTACGTTAATCGGTTTATTCCACTCTTCAGCGGGGCTATCGTCTAATCCTGTAGCAAGGTATCTAAAAGCGTCAGCAGCATGTGATGACCAATCATGCAATGGTCTATCATGGAATACAGCTCTTTTTTCATCATAGTGTCTACGATAGTTTCGTAGTGCATCTAGACCTTGTTTGGCTTTTGGGTCAAACCAGCATCTAGGAATTATTCGTCTAACTGCTTGTATGCCATCAGCAACATTAAGGCGAGGAGCAGTAACAATAGTAAGACCAGCATCTTCTAAAGTCTCCCTACGAGATTTGCCTGTACCTAATTCTCTTACTTCTACGTCATGCGGTAGTATGTGTGTAAAGTGTCCATAGTCATTATCTTTAAGCCATGACACATAATAATCTAATCCTTGACCATGATTTTCCATGTAGTCAATAAGTCTTATTTCTTTGCCTGTAAGTTGGGCTACCCAGATAGCTGTAGAGTCAGACATACCTAAGTCCCATGCTGTGTAGTTACGACACAAGTCATCACGAGGTATTTCCGTCATGTGTGCTTTTTCTTCTATTTCATTTATAATCTTAGAATAGTAAGAGCCTTCTACAGGAGAGTTAAAGTTACACTCAAATTCCTGCATAAACTTATCCTCACCCATTTCTGTGCGGGCAGCTTGTAGTTCTTGTTCATTTAAAATTTTAGTATCACTAGATTTAAACTCTAGTAGTTTCCATCCATTACCTTCAGCGGCTCTATCTCGCAACCCTCTAAAGTGATTGTTGCCTTTGGGCGTGCCCATAGCAACGCAGAAACCTAGTCGGTCTGTCAACGCAGGTCGGATGATGTCACTGAAGACGGATGGATTGATATTACCTACTTCGTCAATAACTGCACCATCGAGGTAAATACCACGAAGTGAGTCAGGGTTATCTGCACCATAAAGTGAGATACGTCTACCCATAAAGTCTACACGAAGTTCAGCAATGTTTACTTTAGCACCTAGAGGTCTTGTATAGTTTACAAGATAGTCCCATGCAATACGTTTAGATTGATTATATGTAGGAGCTACATATGCGTATCTAGGTTCTTTTTTTGTGCATGTAAGAGCTGAGTGTATAAGTTGATTAATAGCAGATACGGTTTTACCCATACGTCTATGTGCTACCACTACTACAAAGCGATTGTCTTTTACAGCATTGTGTATCAGTTTTTGGGGGACTCGTGGTCTATACCCAGTATCTAAAGTTTTGTTTTGCGACTCCATATAGGGTCATCGCCTCCTAGTTAATAAATTACCACTTTACTTTGTTAGCCCAATATGCGGCAGACATCTTTCCTTTTGCTATGTTTTTACCATGCCTAGCTTTAAAAGACTTGGCTCTTGCTGTATCACCTTTATCACCACTCACACCTTTTTGACCAAAGCGTATAAGCTTTTCTGTGTCACCATCTTTAGCCAATACAGCGTGTGATTTAGTAGGATGGCTAGGTGTAGCTTTAGGTTTGTTATAACCAGAGAATGTTTCCTTGCCCTTCTTGATCATTTCTTTTTTAAGTCTTTATAATGCACAAGTTTTTTAGATGACTTGCTATGTTCTTTACCTGTGAATAAACCACTAGGCATTTTGTGAGTAGCACCTGTCCACTCTGTGCCATTAGGTAAGTAATGTTTGACGCCTTTCATTTCTTTGCCTTTTTAACAGGCTTGGCTGTCTTAGCTGCTTCTTTAAAGTTCATAGCTGTAGGTGCTCCTTTAGAGCCTACCTTACGCATCTTCTCACCAGAGCCCATAGCAATACGTTTTTTCTTTGCGTTGATGTTGGCATAAAGTCCAGTTTTAGTAGCCATTTTTCATGCCCTTCTTTGCAGGCTTAGCAACTACTTTCTTACCTGATTTCTTAGCATAAGACTTAGCTTCTTTCTTACCTTTTTCTGTGTAAGCAAATTTCATTTTTCCGACCATTGGCATAACGTTCTCCTTAGTAGCCTAGCATTTTTAAAAGTGTGTTTATATTCATAGTGGGCGGTGCGTTTCTTGCAGACATACCACCAGCACTAGGCGGAATGTTTTGCATAGTATTAGCTTGTGGATTCATTTGTCTTAGAGCGTTGACCATAGTATTACCTTCACGATCACTCATTTGACCCATGCCATAAGCGTCAGTCATTTGTCTTACTCTTGACAATTCATCCATTTGTTGTTGCATCATAAGCTGTTTTAATCTTGCAGCTTCAGCTTCTGAAAGCTGACCAACACCTGCTGCTGATGGTGATGATTTTCGCATTGCGTCTAAATACTCTAATAAGCCCATAATAATATCCTATAAAAAATTGGGGTACTGACGTTTCAAATAACTCTGGGTTTTCGATTTTTTAAAAAAAGGGGGGTGGGGGGTCTAATCTATTCCCGTTACAATCTTTACTTCTATTGGTGTACCATCTGCATTACCACTAATCTCATGCTGTGTAGACTCTTTCCACTTAGCTCTAGACTTCAACCAGAAGATCATAGCAGTCGTGTTGCCTTCCTTAGCTTGCTTAAACAAAGTCTCTGCTACAGAAGCGTTGGCTTCAATACGACCTTTAGCTAATTCATCGTGGTAATACTTAGTCAAGGTATCTGCACTAATGCCTAGTACTGTGGCTATATCTTCATGGCGTGTCCCTACTGTAGATAACATAAATACTTTATTTCGGGTGGTCTCATTTGCAAGGTGTGGGGGTCGTCCGCCTTTGTTAGCGTCAACGTTATCAGGGATCAAAGCCTTGCTGTCATCCATGCTTATATCATCCTGCTTTAATGCAGCTGGCATAGTGTCCGCCTGTACATTATCTAGATGCGAATGATTCTCATTCTCAATTGGTTTATCGTTATCGGTCATTATCCTATATCCTGTTATATGTCAAGCATTGTTACAATTTGGTTACAATTTATTTATCATTAATCTATTGACATGATTTATTAATCATCTAACATAAGAGCGTAAAGTTTTATTTACTATTAATTACATAAGGGGCATTAAATGAAATCAATCACTATATATACCGATCCATCGCATGGATGGGCTAAAGTAACATTAAAGCAGCTGATCAGGCTTAATATCGCGGATAAGATAAGTACCTATTCTTATATAAGACGTAACCGCAGCGGGGCGGGTTTTGCTTATCTTGAAGAAGATTGTGATCTATCAACCTATCTTAAGGCTTTAGATGCTAAGGGCATAAACTATATGTTTAAAACATTGCATACTGATAAGAGCAGCAAAATACGGTCTTATGATAGCTATACATTGGGCATTAATTACATAAACCCTTTTTATAAGTCCGTTAAACCTGTAGACGTAAATATCAATTTACTATAATGTTATCTATTCTTACTTACTATATAAGGGGCATTCTATGAATCAAATAAAAGATATATGTTATCAATGTAATAAAGTGCAGGCTTATAACACCATGCAGGATTTAAACCCATTACAGTTTAATATCTATTGCAATGAGTGTTTAAACGTTATTAATGAAAGGGCAAAAAATGAAGCGAATTAAATATATTATCGAATTATCAATAGCGGATACATGGATTGCGGACGGCTTCGATATAAAAACCAATAACGATGTAAAAGAGCTATTGCAGCAATTATTACCCTATGCATATGGGCATGAAGTAAGCGGCAAGGTTATAAGCAAGCCCGCTTTAAAAGTCATTAAACAATTACAGGGGTATACAAAATGAATACAATGACAGGCATTAATACTTATCTTAATGAATTAAAGCTTCATGACTGGCATTTTAAGTATTCTGATGATCATAGTGTATACATGAGCGGCAGCAAGCATAGAAAAGAATTGCATGCCCTTGCTGCTGTTTATGATCATAATTATCAAATATGGGATTCAATAGCTCCCGATCAATATAAAAAAGGGGCTTATTAATGTTTACCATAGATAACGTAAAAAAGATTAATGATTATACGATTGAATTCTTATGTAATGAATTGGATCGTTTAATAACCCTTGATTCTAAGAATATGCAAAATATGTACTTAATAGCTGTCTTATCAAATAACATTACAAAAAGGATAGAAAATCATGCAAAACATTAAAACACTCATTAAAGCAATAAATAGTATTGATGATTCAAAAAGGCTTCAAATAATCACTTGCGGCAATGCCTGCAGCATAAGCATAAAGCCCGATGATAATCATTTATATGATGATGAATTGGCGGATTATAATTCTATGCTAGCAAGTAAACACGGCGATTTTTCTTCAATCAATAGGGAAGAGTCATAAAATGAATATAATCAAATATGCATTCATATTCTTATTAATGCTAATAAACTTTTATTTTTTCTTACTTATAACCTTAGGGGCTTAAAAATGTTAAATACTAATGATCTAAAAAAGGGTACTCAAATAATGTTAAAAAATGGATGGGCTGCTGTCATATACGATAATAAAAAGGGCAATACCCGCCTTGCGGAAGTAGACGGTATTTATAAAGAGATCGGATCAATTTATAGTCATGATATCGATCAAGCTTTTATTAGCGGTCAATGGGTACCAGTCACACACACCAAACAGCAAAAAGATTTAAATACTTTAATTAATGCTATTTTATAAAGGGGCTTAAAATGATAAACGAAAATTTTAGCAGCGGTTACAATGCAGGGCTTGATGCATTAGAAAATATATCATCAATAAACGAAAATCCCGATCATGAAATTCTAGCGGGCTTGCTATCGTCAATTATGAATTGTATTTATTTTTATGCCCCTAGCGAAAAGGCTGCTAGCGATCTAGTACAATTTGCCGTTGACTATGCTAAAGAAGAAAATGCCAAAATAGGCATGAATCTACCAAAAGGGGCTTAATTATGTATATTATCGATTTTAGATTGAAAAAAATTGCCCGCTTTGATAATCAAGGCTTAATGTTATTTATGAATGATTTATTTAAATATCGGGATAGCGGCTTGATCAATCAACGTTACTTTTTATGCAATACAAAAAAACTAGCGAATCAAATAATAAAAAAAGCTTTAGGCGGCAAGTCTATTTAAATTTATCTTTATGCTTATTTTCATAAGTAAGCATAAGGGCTAAATTTAGCCTTTTACAATTACAATTATAAAAAAGGGTTTAAACCATGAAATTATTATCTATTAATCATGATACAAAAACAATTAAGGGGCTAGAAAAGGGTTATTTAACGGGCATTATGTATTTAGCCCCATATACTTTAGGCGGTAAAAATCTATGCCCATTCGCTAAGGCTGCTGGCTGCTTTAAAGCTTGCCTATATACAGCAGGCAGGGGCATTTTTAATAACGTACAAAATGCTAGGTTAAATCGTACTAAACTTTTTAATACTGATATTAATGCATTTATGAATCAATTGGCTATTGAAATTACAGCCTTAGAAAAGACAGCAATTAAAAAGGGTTTAATACCAGTGATAAGGCTTAATGGTACATCCGATATTGAATTTGAGCATATTAAATTTGATTATGAATTTATGCATAATAAAATTAGATCGGTTACCATTTTCGAATTATTTAGCGATTTACAATTTTATGACTATACAAAAAATCCAAATAGGGATCAATTGCCTAAAAACTATGATTTAACGTTTAGCTATTCAAATAAACCAGAATTTCAAAAATTTAATGAGATAGCAATTAAAAAGGGCATGAGATTGGCGGCTGTTTTTTCCGATCAAAATTTACCTGCCTATTTTATGGGCTTGCCAGTATTAAATGGCGATGAAAGTGATTTAACATTTTTAGCCCCTAAGAATACTATTTTGGGCTTATATGCTAAGGGCAAGGCTAAAAAAGATGTAAGCGGCTTTATTATTAAAACTATACCCATTTTAGCTATTTAATACCATTTAAATCAATTTTAAGGGGCTTTTTAGCCCCTTTTATCTTTTCTTAAGGGCTTACTATATGAATTAATTTTTCAAAGCTTTAAAGCCTATTTATAGGGCTTATTTTTTTATTATATTTACTTATAAGGGTTGCTGCTATGCGAAAAGCCTATGCATAAACTATTTTTTAAAAAGCTTAAGCGGCTTAAGGGGCAAGCCTTGCCCGAAAGCCTAAATGAGAATGATTATCATTCGCAATACCACATGAGTGAGAGAACTATGTAGCAAATCTTTTGATGAGATTTAATTAAGAAAATGGATTTTTCGCCTAGCTTTTCCACATTCCAATCAAAACTTTTGTTATTTCTTTTTGCCTTTTTTTTGGTTACTCATTGCTAATGCAATAGCTACAGCTTGTTTTGGTGAAGTTACTTTTTTAGGTGACTTGCCAATGTTTAATTGACCTTTACTGAATTCGGACATTACTTTAGTAACTTTAGCTGCTTTACCAGCTTTTGTTGTAGGTTTCTTCATTTTTTATCCAAAAAAAAGCCCTTAATTTATAAAGGCTTAAATGTATTACGGAGAGTATGGGCGAGACTATCCCAACAGGCGAATTATAGCATAGTTAAATACTCGTGTCAAGCGACTATACGCCTTGAAGCCATAGATAGCATGTTATCAAAAGCAAGGCTTAATTGGTACTCATAGTCATTGTATTTAGAGGTCTTTAGGTATCTAGCGTAGACTGCATCCTTCTGATCGCTGGGTAGACTGCTTATAATTGCATCAATTGTTCTAACATTGGTCATATCCATCTCTGACACCATCTCTTCGAAAGCATCGCTAGTAGATTCACCGCCACTAATCATGCCAATAGACTTGCTAGGGTATCCCAGCTTTGTGCTAGGTGCGTGCATCCATAAAGCCCAGTCATCAAGTATCTGTTTCAGTCTATCTATGTGCATTAGCTTCCTCTTCTGTGTGGATATAGATACTTTTAATCCTATCGCTAAAGTCTGGCATAGGATGTAATATTTCTTGTAATAAATTAGTTTGTGGCTTAAAGTATTTGTATATTTTATCTTGTCCTTGTTGCTCACGTTTTGTAGAGTCTAACATACCTAAGTTTTTCATTTTCAATACAACGTACTGAACCCTTCTGTGTTCCACACCCATTTCTTTAGATAACTCTGCAATGGTTAATGATCTATTGTTTAACGCATCTAAAATTAAATTACGCATTTTTTCTACATTAACTAAACGACCTTGAACATTATAATCTCTAACTTTAGCTTCCATATTTTTCCTTATGATACATCCATTACCTTACATTCCCATTTTCTACCAGTCTTGACCCATCCGTGTATATGTATTTTTATTCCAGACTTTCTAACCATTCCTACATTTTCACTATCAGCAATCTTATGAGCTCTTGCTGACATGTTGCTAGCAGATGTAGTTTGCACAGCTAAAATTTCATTTTCTTTTATAGCAAGTAGATCGCAAAACCCCCACATGTCTTGGCGAATTTTACAAAAGTGATTCCATTTCTCTGTAATAGCTACAAGGTATCCTTCTGCTCTCAACTTCTTAAGGCTTAACTGCGTTGGGCTTGTCGCCATCAAATTGACTTTCGTTAGGTTTAGATATGCCATCTAGAAAACGCTTTTCTACTTCACCTGTAGATTTGTTTAATTCGTATTCATAATCTTTTTTAAATATTTTATTCCAATTGTCTTCTACTTCTGTTTCAGAAATTAACAATGGTCTTCTTGTAGAACCTTTACCCAATTTTAATTACTCCCCTATCAAATAACCATCCAATAGTTTTACGATGAGCAGACTCCCATGCTTCAACACGTTGATCCCTGTCTAACTCTTTGTTGTTGTCTATCATATCATGACATTGATAACAAAGACTAGCGATACGATAATCGTTTGCCTTAATTCCTGTGCCCTTGCCATCACGTTGTTGATTAGAATGAGCAGCACACACTGTTCCGTCTTCTCTACCACACATAGCACATGGAAACTCACGCACTGCCTCTAACAATTTTTTACTACGATAATTCATAAAAATACTTAATTAGTTTGGCAACACCACCAACAAACCATACAATGCAAATTATAACTATGCCATCAATAATTGGTTGCCTCATAGTTCCCAACTCCAACCAAGAGTAGACGCCCACCTTTCACAGCTCTCTTGATAATCCGTCATTTCTTTAGTAGTAAGTTTTGTTGTTGACTTAACTAACTCTACAGGATGCCCAGCAATCTCTGTTTGATAGCGTAAGAACTTATAGCCAAGAAGCTCATGTACTGTGCTTGGGTCTTCACCAATGTAGTTAGCAATTGACCCATAGAGTGACCACAACCTTTCATTCTGCTCAAGTGACCTTACAACTTTTTCCTCACTAATATTAACACGCCATCTTTTAGTTAGATCAAGAGCTTTAATCTTTGTTATCAAGTTTTCGTAATTGTATTTCGTCAAAACGAACCGAATCATATTTATCACTCCATCCTTTAGATTTAAAAGTTACACCGTCATTAGATGTCGCTTTGTATATTATATCATCACCGAACAGTTTTTTGCAATTCTTTATAAAATCATTTATTGTCCCCATGTTGCTCTTGTTCCTTCTACCTTGTAGATGCTCATACATTTATTTAGAACTTTAGCATCATGCTTGTATCTTTCCGTTGATTGGTCGTTATCTAAACAGCGTTTAGCATGTAACTTAACACGCCATTGTTTGCGAATTTGATACGGTGTTAATTTTACCATTTTCCATTCTCCATTAAGTTTCTATTATCATAAAAAGCTATTTTATATTCTTCATTTAATTCTGCTATCCAATCTTTTAATATGTCTAGCCTTAACAATGGGTCTAATTTCTTCCATTTTTCTTTATTACCAATTTCACCAGACCCCTCATTAAAATTTGCTTTAAGTGTTAATTTATTATATTTCATCTTGATGGACTCTCCTTGTATGATAATCCTTTTTTATCAAACCAAAAATTCCATTTACCCTCTACAGGATAATTACGTTGCTTTTGTAAATATACTAAGCAATCTGGAATACCTTTTAAATCTTCCTCTGTCTTATCACCTGTTTCAATATCATACTCCTTCTTCTTATTGCGGAACACACAAATAATGTTATCGCATAAATTGCGAATATGCGAGCTGCCTAAAATATGAGTAGCATCTGGAACTACGTTTTCATCTGCCATCTTGCGAGTATGTGCTACCAAGAATACATGTACGTTTAAATCACGACACGTTGTAGCAAGTCTATCTATAAAAAGTTTTTGTCTTTCATAATTGTCTTCAGAAATATCTGACATCTTCATAAGAGAATCAATTACAAACACTTCCACACCTAAGATATGCTTACCCCAATACAATGTAGCAATCATGTCTTCTGATGTAGTAGAACCTGTTTGGTCATAAAGATATAACTTTTCTTTAGCTCGATCACAAAACTTAATTACATAGTCATCTGTAGGTTCTGATGACTTTAATGTTTGCTGCACCATACGAGCAAGAGTTAATACAGGTCTCATCTCTAAAGAAGCAATCAAACATTTAGTATCTTGTTTCATTAATGATAAAATAATTTGAGACAAGAACATACTCTTACCATGCCCTGACACTCCTGTCAAGACAGTTAGTTCGGCGGGTCTTATTTTAAAGTCATCTTCCGTTTTAACGAAGCCCAACGATTTGCCAGAGTGTATTTCAGAATTAAAATATCGAACGACATCGTCAGTAAAAACATCCGTACTCTTAACAAGAAATTCTGCATTTGCATTTTCCCCTTTATAATATTCATTTATAATTTCCTTATTGACTGTTAATTTTTCTAATGCGTCACCTATGTTCATTTAGCACCGTCCCATACATTCCTAACTTTTTGTAATTCATCTTCCCATCTTTCTTGATTAATATAAGTTAATGGAGCAGGGTTAAATCCTTCTTTCCATGATTTAGTTTTACTCATTTCTTTTACATGATAAATAATCTTATCTGCAATTTTATCCAAACCCTTGCTACCCCATTTTTCCATACAAGGTTTTTTACCTACTTTTCTATTAGCTGGATACTCTTTCCAAAAATCTTCAAATCGCACAATAGATATTATTTTATCTTCTCTTATCTTATCTGGGGCAGACAAAGGGCGGACTTCGGGCAGACAAAGGGCAGACGAAGTGCAGAGCCAATCTTTTAAAGTTTCTAAGGCGTTGATTACATAGTCTTTATCTTTACGCAGCCTAAATGCTATAATATCAACACTAGGTAACTTACCTTCATCTTGACTAGCTAAACACCATAGTTCAAAAAGTGTTGACTTTTGATCAGAAGTTAGTTTAAACCAATCTAAATTATTTAAAACATCTCTACCATAAATCTTAAACCATGTCATCTCTTTGCGATATTTTGGATTAGAAACATTATAATAATTAAACTTATCCCAATTCTTTATTCTCATTATTCTCTCCTTGTTTAACAAGAATATCTTTTATCTGATATGCACGCAACTCTGGAATAGGTTTGTCTAAATTTTTAGACCAATGCTGAACAGCTTGTCTTGTTAAGCCTAATGCTTTTGCCATTTGGTACTTTGTTTTGAAATATGAAACAGCCTCTTGATACGTCATTTTTATCTCCTTTATTTAACGTAAAGCGATATTAACATGTATAAAAATTATAGTCAACTAATATAAAAGTCGGATAAATACCCTCCCATTAAAATACTTCTTGACATAAAAATTGACTAAGAGTATAGTGACTGTTCTAGTTTAGGAGTGAGTATGAAGGTAGATAGATTTATGCGTATTATCATTAATGACAAGCTACAAAAAAAGTTTACACAAAAGTTCTATTATGTGGTAAAGTGGTTTTTAGTAATATTTTGGGGATATTTTTTATGGCACATTCTTTAAAACATATATCAGTTATTCTTGCTGATCTTGTAAAAGAACTTAAAGAAGATAACGACAAATGGGAGAAAGCAAATGAGTCAACAACAACATTACGATCAAGTAATGATGGAAAAACATCAAAAGGAGAGCAAGATGAGCATACACAGTAAATTAATGAAAGCAAGATTAAAGTTACAAACAGCAGACCTTAAAAAGTCTGGTCATAATAAATTTGCGGGATACAA